TTCGATAAGGAGAAAACTGATGGAGTACATTGTCTATCTACAATTCGCATCGAAACATTGTTCGGAGACTCCAGTCTTTGAACGTGTAATTCCTGTAATCGCTTCTAATGAAATGGCGGCGATAGAGCAAGCTGCTCGTGCATTACAGTCAGAGCCAAACAAATTTGATCTAACTGCCACAGATCTGCTTCAATGCTATGTGTACAAACGCATTGCGACATTCAAGCCATGATTAATTGTAAATTGTTTGAAAAGGATTTGCAGTTTCTTATTCTTTCGGAGTGTGATGCATGCCATTCGAAAGACAATGTTAGCTACACATGGTTTGAAGTTGCATGTTTAGAATGTTTGGTCGTTGAGTGTATGTGTTGTGGATCTGTACAATTTGTAGATATAGATTTGCTTCACTGTAAATTAGAATATCGAATTGCGAAAAGGAGTTGTTTGAATTAAGGAGAAAACGATGCAGGTAATTGAATCTGCACAATATCATGTTCCGGCCATAGAACTTGAAGAAAGCGATTTTACTACAGGTACAGCAACAGAAATCTTCAATGCTCTTAAATCTTTGGCCGATGAAGAAGGTGCTTATTACTATGAAGATGACGGGGAAGGAAAAGAAGTGGAATGTTTCGTTCTGGACTTTGGTCGCGGTGTTGGTCCAGAACTTTATACTGAAACCGCGACGAAAAGAAGCATAGAAGGGAGAGTTAAGAAACGTGACAAAGAAAGAGAAAATTAAGCTCATCATTGCTGGATTGATAATTGTAATAGCTATTACAGCAGCTATCTTACACCATCGATCAATCCAAAAGAAAATGGATGAAATCCCATTTACAGATACAGTTATGAATCAACCATTACCGATCACTATTCCGGTGATCGAGGATAAAGAAATTCATGAAAAGGATTATTTTACCGTGATCTCAAATCGGTGTTATGTGAGTGGTGGAATAAGAATAGTTGTTGTGGAGGATAAACAAAGTCTCATAAGATATGCAATAGTTGTTGATAGAGATGGGATTGCCATTATTCAACTCAAGGAGAAATGCTGGTGAGTTGCCAGTAAATATTTTATGAAAGGAATGTCGTATGAAAAAAGTATTTGTGTTGATGATTGTGTTATGCAGCATCTGCCGCTCGGAAGAAGTCTTCCGTGCTGATTTGAACTGCGACTGTAAAGTCAATATCTTTGATTTGAATATCGTGGCAATGAACTGGCTAGGACCGTATTTTCCTGGAGACGTGAACAAAGATGGATTTGTGGATCTCAAAGACTTCACCGTCATGGCCAATGAATGGTTGAATGAATGCTCATACACGAATTATTATGGGCGATTCAATTATAATTATGGTCTGAATCGTTGCGGGACACTCTCTGCTCCAGACAATAATTCTGTACTCGATCCAGACAATGCAGATTTTACTATCTCATTTTGGTTGCGATGGGCTACACGTCCTGCGATGGCCATCATCCTTGACCATACGGCGTGGGCAAGCAACAAATATTGGGATGGGTATTTGGTTCTTGTGCCACTAAACCAAAATAAAATTCGTTTGGCTCTTTTCTCAAATGAGAATCTACAAACTTTTGATCACAGCTTAACAACTATGATTTCCGGGTGGAATCACCTTGCTGTGACAGTTAATCGGTCGACGAACAAAGTTCTTTGGTATCTTAATGGAACTGCCGGCACCCAACAAAGTCTAACTCTTGGATCCATTGAGGCTTTTGGTGAAGATCTGAATATCAGTGGGTGGAATTCAGATCTTGACAATATCAGATTCTATAAAGGTAAGTGTCTATCAGCAGCAGAAGTCGCCACTCTCTATGGTAGTGAATCATCAAACTGTAGGATCAACAGTATTGTTCCAATACAAACTGGTTGGTACACATCGTTTGATTATGGATCAGCATGGACGACTGTCTTTCCATATAACTACATGGTGAATTGGATTGACACTGAAGCAGTCGGAACGAATATGACAGTCGGTGATGCTTATCCTCTTGCAGGTGGGATTACGACGACCTGTGATTGGGGAGAATATGAGATGATGGCTCCTCAGCAAGAAATGTCAATGTCTGCAGAACCTGTTGTGGATAAATATGTAGATCTCATTTCGTCGCTTCAGCGGTCGCTGGAAATTCCATCGCTGACATCTGAACGACGATCACAGATCCAAACTATTATTGAGAATTTGCAACATGCTCAGACACATTAAAATTCTCCTACGACAAATTTTGTGCAGACATCAGTACGGATGGGAGTTCGCACACGTTGACGCTAAGATACAATTTCGTTGTGTGAATTGTGGCAGAGTTGTGAAACAACACCCACCGACCCAAAATCAAGGCTCCTGGCAGGCTCCTGGTTGTTATATTGCTAGTATAGTAGGGTAAATATACCCCTGCTAACAGCCAGGAGGTTGCTGGGAGTCTGTGCTTATAAGTATATGATACATAATGAGTTATAAATAGTCTTTTGTTGTGAAATATAATAAGGTAGAATATCCTTAGCAACGTGGAGAAATTGTGGCATGGCTGCCAAGAATGAAACAAGTTTTGTAAATTATTTTCGAGATAATGTGTTGAAACGATATAACTGTGCATACATGTCTGTGCATGGGCACATGATGCAAACAACATCGTGGCCGGATTATTATGTCGCACACTCTCTTGTTGGGCAATTCTGGATTGAGTTCAAAGTGTGGCCGAATAAATGCGATGTGAAGCAAGAACAACGAATCGAAGAACTGCGATCGAAGAATGTTCCTGTAATAGTTATTACACTTTTCACTGATGTAGAAAAGGCACCACAGTGGTGTTTCCAACATGATCATCGATCGTCGGATGGTGGTCGGCATTCGAAGTTCATCGTACTGAAGTGTGAGGAGATGGGAAATGAGATCATAGACTTCGATCGCGAAACAAATTGCTGTAAGGTGTGGGAGTTGATTTTAGAGATGATTGATGTGTTTCTCGATAATAGAGGAATCTGTAATGAGAGATTACATAGTGTCGTTCAAAAACTTGATAGCACCGGAATCGGGTCATGGTAAAACGTAGTTGGTACCGTGTAAATACACCCACCCACCAATTCAGAAAACATACACATATTTACACACATTTATACTTATTTAATAATTTTTCGCGTTTATTATTATTATTATTATTATTATTATTATAAGGCAATATTTGTAGAAATTTACAGCCAATTAGATGTTTCTGAATTGGTGGTCTGGTTGGATCTCACGGTACCAACTACGTTTTATGCGGCCCGGAATCCGGTGCCATTAGATTTTTGGAGAGAATTATGAAAGATAAAAAGACTTTTCTTGGCGATCTTGGTGGATTTAATGTAGAACAGACCAATATTTTCAAACCTGAATTGCCAGAAGAAAATATCTTCAAACCGAAACCTGTAGAAGAAAATATCTTCGATCCTATGAAGAAGCATGTCTGTGCAGAGTTTAGAGATGCACGAGATCTTCTTATAGGAATTGAAATTGCTGAACGACAATTCAAACGAGAACAATTCAAGAAGTGTGACTGGGATGATCCTGAAGATGTTGCAAGTTATAGAAAGCAAACGAATATAGAATGGAGAAATAAATTTCTTGATAAGAAATATCCAGATAGACGATGTCCTTGTTGTGGAAGGATTGTCTTGCAAACAAATAGATGGGTGATTGATAAGAATAAAAGAAAAGGAATGTGTAAATCTTGTTTCAAGAGATTAGCGAATAATAAAGTTCCTGATACTGTTCAGTTGTTCGATCACAAGCTATTTGCTCCTGAAAGATATTCCTTTGATCCACAATTACTTCTACAAGCAAGAGAACTTACAGGATTGAGTGTGCGAGAGTTTTCTCGTATAGCAGGATGGGGGAGAACGTATCAGCAGAAGTTAGAAAATGGTGAAATTAAAGCTATTTCTGTTGAAACAGCAAATGTGCTTATTTGTGTGCTCAATGATAATAAAATAACGACGCTGGACACAAAACTGTGAACAAAACTCTGTTGGCAGGCGGCCCTGATTCCGGTGCCACTTAAATTATTTTTCACTTGCTTTTCTACAAAGGAAAGCATATAATATAATTGTTGGTTCGGATAGTTTCTTTTGATAAAATATGATTAAATGTGCCTAGACCTGGACAAAATTACAAGAAAACGTGGTTCAAAGATGAATCAGTCATATACGATGGGAGTGGCGGCGGTCCTCCTCCCAACCATCCTAGACGCTGCCAATCTCGAAATGCGTTCGGCACTCAATGTGGACGATGGGCATTAGTTGGTCGTGATTATTGCCAAAAGCATGGCGGTCGCAATCATAATGCGAGGAAAGTGTTGGCAAACTATTATTCAAAACATGCTGGCAAGAAACTCTCAGATTTACTTGCAGAGTTAGCCTTACAGAATGACGATGAGAGATTATCGCTCGCAGAAGAGATCGACGTCGCACGATTAAACGCATCTCGCGTTCTAAATCTCTTTGAAAAAATAGTCATTGAAGAGAGTTTTACAGGTGCTGACGGAAAGCAATTAGATCTCACTGCCGAAACAAAAATGAAGTTGAAATCTTCATGTGCGAACGCAGTGAAAGAGTCTCTCGATCAAGTGTCATCTCTTGTCCAAGCAATGGCGAAAGTAGAGGCACTGAAAGCTGATAAAATTTCGGTGAACAATATTAAATGGGTCGTTAATCGCATTATGAGGTTAATTGAAGAAATTGTTGTTCCTTATAATGCTGACGCAGCAAAAGAACTTTGTGCTAAAATATCAGATATGAGATTGCTTGAGAATGGTCAAGGTCCTCAGGTTGTGTTAAGCATATCATGATTTGTATCCCTTGTGAACAACTTGCGAAATTCAAAAGGCTTCCTGGCTTTATTAACTTGATACATTCACAAGGCAACTATATTTGTGTCATCGTAATTAAGAATCAAAAACGTCGGATCGGTGCTCAAACATTAGAGATCTTGTATGAATCGATCCAAGAGTCACTGACTCCAAAGGAAGAACGTAATGAGAGTTTTCTCCCCTCCGGAAATGCCTGAAAAGGTGTTTTCATGCCTGCTTTAATCGGCAGGCAGAAAGGAATCTTCACATGTCTGAAGGTGGAGTTAAAGATAATCCCAAATCTCCGAGACGACCGACTCTTCCTGCTTCTAACTCTTCCGAAAAGAAGATGGGAGTAACGGATAGAAAGGCTCCCCGGTCACAAGCAGTTGCGAAATGATTCCTCACTTGGTGTTGGGATGAGAGATCGCTGATAGGAAACTGTCAGCCAGAGAAGCCTGATCTTTTACTGTTGCCACGGTATGATCGGGCATCTGAGATCATCAGAGATCCATCCTCTCTGATTTATATAGAGTCGCCGCGAGAGTTAAATGCAAGGACGCAATACTTTACAGATCCAGGTGCCGACGATATATAAGGATGTCGTTCCTCTGGGAACGTCGAACATCGCAATTGAACACGCACCACTTAATTCGCGGATTAAAGAGACTCTTCTTGCTGATGTACTCTCTGAAGTTCTTTCCTCAGATTTCCAAGTCTTTGAATCACTGATCGTTGCTCGGGATATCAATCGTGTACGAAATCGATTCGTCACGTGGGCAGCACAGGCTGGGATTAATTTCAAGCCGAAGAACAAAGGCTTCACATTTAATAATGGTTGTACTATTTGGTTCTTTCATCCGAAGGATGTGAATCTCGATGATCTTCCGTTCATTGGTTTGTTGCATCGATGTGTGATATGCGATGCTCATGCCTTGAGTCAGACGACATTTGATCTGCTTGATAAGAACTCAGAGTTCACAGTCTGTGCTGGGAATAAAACATCTAGGGACCATTGGCTTTATAGGTTCAATCACAGAGAAGATGTAAGTCTTTACAGTTTTCCAGCATCGGCGATCGTTGGGCAATTTCCTGATCAAAAAGACGAATTAACAAGGCTGCGAAAATCTTACTCGTCAGATGAGCAACGACGTTATCTTAATCTTGAAGATATTGAGATCAAACATTCTAACTTTGCTCGTTTTGCGAGGACGAGACTTTGGATTAAGACGGATCGTGATGTGCGGTCATTGCATCCTGAACAGCAGAAGCACGCAAAAGATACTGAAGGCACACCGATCGTACCCTATTATCTCACTCCGTTGAACAAACGATATCTTGCGATGAAACGTCTTGCTGTGAAGCAGGGTAAAAAGAAGCGATATCTTTTGCTCAAGTATCGTCGCGGTGGTTTTACGACGCTTGAGCAAGCGATGTCCTATAATCAATGCACGGAGTTTCCGTATTCGCAGTGCATCACTCTCGCACATACGCACAAGTCAACGCAACGAATCTTCCGCATAGCAAAACTTTATCATGAGCGAGATCCTAGACGTCTGGCTCTTGCGAGTGATTCAAAATCAGAATTAGAATTCGCAGATAATGGATCAGTGTTCTTCATCGGCACTGCCGGCGGGCATGGAGTATCTCGTGGCGATACAATACAGCGAGCACATGGAAGCGAGGTTGCGAAGTGGTGCCCAGGACCAGATCAAAAGGAAAATGTTGAAGATATTGTTGCTGGTCTTCTTGGTGCTGCGTCTCATGGTGAGGTTATTCTGGAGACTACTCCGGATGGATTTGAATGGTTTGCGAACACTTATCAAGACGCGAAGAAATCATTGAACGATTGGGTGCCTTTGTTTCTTCCGTGGTTTGTTGATCCTGTGAACGTCGTGTATAACTGTAATGTAGAAGAAATCCGCGATACGTTCACCGAGGAGGAGAAGAAATTTACAGAAAAGGTTTTCAGAGATTGGCACATGACGATCTCCCCTCAGCAAATAGCTTTTCGTCGCAGTAAGAAGCGAGAATATGGCAGACTCTTTCGTCAGGAATTTCCTGAGGATGATATCACTTGCTTCATCGTATCAGGCGATCCATTCTTCAATGTAGAACTGATCATGGATATGCTTGATAGTATTCCTGAGTGGCAGCATACTCATCTTCCTGGCGGATATCGCATACGATTCAAAGAGCCGATCGCAGGTCGCAAGTATGTGTGTGGCACAGATACGAGTGAAGGATTGCCGAGCAGCGATCCGAATGGCTTTGGTATTTTAGACAAAGAATCTGGGGAGCAAGTCTGTACTGTACATGGGCGATTTCCGTTTAATCAGTTGGCTGTTCTTGCTGTCGAGGAATGCTTGTACTATAATCGTGCATTGCTCGGCATTGAACGGAATAATCATGGTCATGCTGTGCTTCAGCGTGTCGTAGAACTTGGGTATAAGAAGCCACATTATGTTGGTGGGCCACTATTTCATTTTGATAAAGATCGTCCAGGGTGGGATACAAATTCTGCGACGCGACCCGTACTCATCGATGAATTGAGTGAAGCTGTTGAGCAAAAGTTCATGGAGGTGCGCGATCGCGAATTCTTGAGTGAATGCCTAACATTTAAGAAGCAAGCAAATGGGAAATATGAAGCAGATACTGGGTGCCACGATGACATAGTGATTAAATGGGGGATTGCTTGGCAGATGAGGAAACAAAAGAGACCGAGGATCTCATACTCGGAGGCTGGATAGTTGTCGCCGTTGGTGCTCGGAGTGCCTGGTTCTTGTTGCCTGGAAACTGGGCACTCCACTTTAACAAAGGAAATCTATGGCAAAATTATCAGAACAAGTAAAGCAGTTAGAAGATCAGGCTGAAGCATTCAGCAAAGCAAATCAGGCTTTGCAGATTAACAATCAGTCTCTTTCTTCACAGAACAGGATCGCAACACGAGAACTCAGTTTTCTTAATGCGAAGGTCAAGGCATTAGAGGCACGGCCATTGCAGAAAGAAGTAACGGAGTTGCGAGAGCAACTTATTCAGGAGCGAGAAAAACCTGTTGTTAAGAAGTTAAATCAGCGTGTTGAGGAATTGCAAAAGCAAGTGTTTGAATTGACCTCTAAGACTGCTCCTGTAAAAGAAGTGCAATCAAAACTTGACTTGGCCATGCGGGAGATCAAGAAATTACAGTCTGCGATCGCAGATAAAGACATGAGGTTACAAGTTCAATCACAAGAGATTGACAATCTCCTAGATAAGAAAGCATCAAGATGAAAGTTGAAGAAGTGCTAATTGGGATCGTGGCTGCTTTGGTGATCTCTGCTGTGTGCTGGTTGGTAAAAGAAGTATTAGATATTAGAAGCCAACTTGTAAAATTACAGACTGAAGTCAGTCTTCAAATTAAAATGATTATGAAGAACTGTACTCGTCATCAACAGTGGTCTGGAAAATTACAGTCTGATTTACATAGGATGGATAGGAATCTTGCCGCTCTTTGTGCAAAACACAATGTTCAGCATGAAGCACCTCCTGATGAAAATGTAGATTTTAGTAATGGCGAAGAAGACAAGGACGAATAGATGTTAATTCCACAATCATCTGGTGGTGTAATATCTTATGACCCAGATCAATTCAGTTTGATCACAGGTCAATTGCATCTTGATGATTTTGCAATTCGTGATACTCAATGCACGTTGGTTGGAGTAGATACATCTTTACAGACTGGAGTATATGATACTTCGTTTGGCTATCAAGCCAATATGACAAGTCAAACAGGTTTTAATTCCATGTTCGGTGCTGGGACTGGTAAAAGTATTGGACTTGGATTCGCGAATACAGGAATGGGTGCGTTGACCTTCAGTGCTACATCTGGCCCCATAGTTAGAAATACTGCATTCGGTTATTATAATCAAGTGACAGCATTATCTGGTGCTCAATATAGTGGGGCATATGGTAATACTTCGCTTGGCGCATTTTGTCTGTCATTTGTGACTTCTGGATTTGAAAATGGTGCATTCGGATACTATTCACTTTACAACATCAAGCAAGGTTATCGTAATTTTGCTATCGGTCAAGGTGCATTGCGAGAACTTTGCCCGATTCAAAGACCAATAACTGCATTCGCAGATGCTGGAGGTGGGAATGTTACTGCTACATCCGCAGGTCATGGACTTGCCGATGGGACAGAGGTGCGAATATCGGGAACTGTCAACTATGATGGATGGTACACTGTAGCAAATTCTGCTTTGAATACATTTACGTTTGTCCATGCATGGGTGAGCGATGATGCTGCAGGATGGGTGCATAAAACAACTGAAGCAAATGAGAATACTGTAATTGGTGTTCTTGCAGGTCGTTTGGCAACGACCGCAGCACGTAATGCGTGGTTTGGAGAAGAATCTGGTTATTATAATCTGGTTGGCGTTGGGAATGTATTTGTTGGCTATAGATCTGGATTCAGAGCGACTGGAAGCAATTTGCTGATCCTTGATAATCAAGATCGTGGATCAGCGGCAAATGAAATAACGCAATGTCTAATTTATGGAATTATGGATGCGAATTCCATAAATCAGACATTACGATTAAATGCAGCAGTAACATTAACGAATTGTATTTCTAACGTTGCCGTAGGCACACAACCGTATGCCTGTACGTCCACTACGTTGAATACAAATCTTAATGCTGATCTATGGGATGGATACAATGCAGGAACAATAAGTAGCGGTCACGTTTTATATCACGATGGAACCAGTGTTGTTGGAAGTGATAATTTTACTTATACCAATAAAG